CCTGCTTTATGTTCAAGCCATACCACTTGTCTACCTTGCGCTTTGAAATGACTTATGAGGCAGATGGTACCTTTGCACAGGTTGCAGCAAAGAAAGGCACCCTTATCTGCGTAGACCAATATCTCTGCTACTACAACGCACTCAAATGAAAACGACACAACAAATAGACGGATGGTTTAACCATCACTCAGCATACGACTTTCTGCTAAACACAATGCCCAAAGACGGAACCTTCGTTGAGTTGGGTGCTTGGCTTGGTAAATCATCATCCTACCTGTGCGACAAAGCAACAGGCCAAAACATATTCATCGTTGACTCCTTCAAAGGGACGGCAGAATACTTGGACTCGTACTACAAGCTCGCAACGGAAGTAGACATCTACGACCTATTCGTTGAGAATATGGGAGAGCGCAAGTACAAAGCCATCAGAGCAACATCCAAAGCAGCATCCAAGAAATTCAAGAACGAATCTTTAGACGTAGTCTTTATAGACCTAACCCACACCTATGAGGCGGTAAAGGAGGATATTCAGCTATGGATACCCAAAGTAAAGAAGGGAGGCTACATAGCAGGAGATGACTACCACGAACATTGGCAAGGAGTAATTCAAGCAGTAGATGAACTGCTACCCCACGCTACGTTCATTGACGATTGTTGGCTCTACCAAAAATGAAGAACCACACAAAGGTTTATCTAAAGGCTTTCGGCTACGATACAAACTCGTGGATTGCCTGCGAGGTATGCGGAGCAACAGCCGTAGACATCCACCACATAGAGTCAAGAGGGATGGGCGGAAGCAAAACTGCTGATACCATTGACAACCTGATGGCTCTATGCCGCACCTGCCACGTTGCATACGGTGATATAAAGGAATACAAAGAGCGCCTGCAAGCAACACACAACCACCACCTTGCAAAAAGGGTTATTTAGTTGAATTATACAATTCCATACAATGCCATTTGAAAAAGGAGTAAGCGGCAACCCTGCGGGTAAACCGAAGGGAGCAACAAACAAAACGACCAACAAGATTCGTGAGGCGTTCCAAAACCTCATTGAAGACAATCTTGAGAATATGACCCTATGGCTCACGCAGGTAGCTGCTGATGACCCGAAGGGCGCACTTGACCTGCTAAACAAGATGGCGGAGTACACGACACCCAAGCTCGCACGGGTAGAGAACTCCCACGAAGCAGCAGATGAACTCACCCAAATCAAAGTAGAGATTGTCCGTACTGCAAGTCAAGACAAGTGAGTTGTTTGAGCGCAACTATACTGCGCCCACTCGCATAGTCGTAAATCAAGGAGGTAGTGGCGGAGCGCAACAAAACAAAACATAGTAGTTATTTGGGTATGGAAGAATGGAGAAGCATACCTGATTACGAAGGATACTACGAGGTGTCAAATCTTGGCAGGGTTCGCTCGGTAGAGCGACTTGTGCCACACGCTCGGCACGGACTCACAAAGCAACAAAGCAAAATTCTACGACCTGCAATAACTGATGGCTACTACAAAGTAGCCCTGTCTATGGATAGGAGGTTGCGTTCATTCCGTGTTCACCGATTGGTAGCGCAGGCATTTATTGATAATCCAAGTCAGTTGCCTGAAGTAAATCACAAGGATGGTGACAAACTGAACAACAACGCATCAAACCTTGAATGGTGTACTCACGCTCAAAACATTCAGCACGCTTTTTACAATGGGCTTGCAGTTGCTTTGCGTGGAGCAACAAACGGCAATTCAAAATTGACCGAAGAAAGCGTTTTGGCTATTCGTTCGGAGTATGACTATGGCAAGGTCACTTTGATGCAATTAGCGGGCAAGTATGGATGCTCAAAGCGCAACGTGCTTGACATCGTTCACAAAAGAATTTGGAAGCATCTATGAGCGTGCTTGACGTTAAGGTCGGCCCTGTATTCGAAAAGAATTGGGATTCCAAGACCCGCATCACCGTGAATCAAGGTGGTAGTCGTAGTTCGAAAACTTATTCTATTCTACAACTACTTGTGGTTCTCGCAATGCAAGAGAAGGGCAAGGTGTACTCCATCGTGCGTAAGTCATTACCCTCACTCAAGATGACTGCGTACAGGGACTTCTTTGAAATCCTACGCAACCTTGACCTGTACGATGAGTCGAAGCATAACAAGAGCGACTACACCTACACCCTCAATGGCAACCTCTTTGAGTTCATCAGCCTTGACCAACCGCAAAAGAAACGGGGAGCAAGACGTGACTACCTATTCTGCAATGAGGCAAACGAACTGTCTTGGGAGGACTTCTTTCAGCTCTTGGTTCGTACAACGGGCAAGATATGGATTGACTACAACCCATCAGATGCCTTCCATTGGATTTACGATAGGCTACTGACCCGTGATGATGTCACCTACATCCAATCAACATACAAGGACAACCCATTTCTTGACAAATCCATCGTAGAGGAGATTGAACGTCTTGCAACAACCGATGAGGACTATTGGCGCATCTACGGATTGGGTGAGCGTGGTATGAGCCGTGCTACCATCTTTCAGTTCGGCAACGCAGAAGTTCCACAGGACGCAACGCTCTTGGCATACGGCCTCGACTTCGGTTACACGAATGACCCAAGCGCACTTGTAGCGGTGTACAAATCAGGAGACAACCTGTACCTTGACGAACTCATCTATCAAACGGGGCTAACCAACCCCGACATCAGCAACCATCTGAAGTCCCTAAACCTTGACCGCAGGTCAGAGGTATTTGCTGATTCTGCTGAACCCAAATCCATTGAGGAGCTGCATCGTATGGGATGGAACGTAAAACCCACGCAGAAGGGCGCAGATAGCGTCATAGTGGGTATTGATGTGCTGAAGCGGCACAAGATATTCGTAACCCCACGAAGCAACAACCTAATCAAGGAACTTCAGAACTACAAATGGGTAGAGGACAAGAACGGCAACCTCTTGAACAAACCCATAGATGCATTCAACCACGCCATAGATGCAATGCGCTACGCAACATACAACAAGCTATCCAAGCCCAACTATGGGCGGTATGCTATACGCTAAAATCAAAAGGTTATTTAAAAGATGGAACTTAAAGTAGTAGTACCCACCGACCTGTCGGAAATCACCTTAGAGCAGTACCAAAGGTTTGCTCGTTTGGATGGTGATGAGGAGTTCCTTACTCATAAGATGCTTGAAATCTTTTGTGGAGTGCCTTTGTCAGATTTGCCCAACGTAAAGTTCACAAGCGTAGCGAATGTGATGCGCCACATCAACACGATGTTCGAGGAGAAGCCAAACCTGAAGCCTACGTTCACGATTGGTGATCAGGAGTTCGGATTCATCCCCAACCTAGAAGACATCACCTTTGGCGAGTACGTTGACCTTGACAATTACATGGGCGATGTGCAGAACCTCCACAAGACTATGGCGGTGTTGTACCGTCCTGTAACGGAGAAGGCAGGCAAGCGGTATTCTATTGAGGCGTATGACTCAGCGCAGAAATACGAGCAACAAATGAAGGATGCTCCAATGGATGCGGTAATGGGTGCATCGCTTTTTTTTTGGCGTTTAGGAAACGACTTATTGCTCGCTACCCTGACCTCTTTGGAGAAGGAGAAAACGAATACACAAGCGAAGCCCAGTTCGGACGAAAGTGGGGATGGTACTCTTCCTTCTATCAGCTCGCTCAAGGAGATGTTACAAGATTTGACCGAGTCGGAAGGCTTGGTGTTCACGAAGCCCTTACCTTTCTCGTTTTTGAAAGAGAGCGCATTGAATTAGAACGCAAGCAAATAGCAAAAATAAAATGAGGCAGTTTTACGACATCACCACCAAACTCAAGGACACCCTTGAAGCACATAGCCAAGTCAACGTAGTCACTACTGGTGACCTGTTTGACATTGACCTGAACAAGCAGACCATCTTTCCTCTGAGTCACATCATCATCAACCAAGCAACATTCGAAGGACAAATTGTACGGATGAACGTGAGCTTGGTTTGTATGGACATTGTAGATGAAACGAAGGAAGACCCCAGAGCGCAAGCAGAGCCGTTCTACGGCATCAGCAACGAGCAAGACATCCTGAACACCCAACTCGCAGTAATCAACGATGTAATCACGGAATTACGCAGAGGCACTTCGTACTCAGACTTGTACCAATTGGATGGATCGGCATCGGCAGTACCCTTTAGCGAGAGGTTTGAGAACTTGCTTGCGGGATGGACTGCTACGTTTGATGTGTTGCTTGCTAACACCGAAATC